TCGCCGGCCGCTGTGGAGGTGATGCTCATCGCGGCGCCCACCCTGGAAAAGCGTGCGACGCCGTTTGCGCTGTTGTTCGCGGACACCGCGCCGCCAGCGGTCGGGTCGCCAACCAGCGTGCTCAGGGTTGGCACCACGCGCATCTCCGCGAACGTGATGGCTGATTCGAGCGTGGCGGCCGCGCCTGCCGCGGTGAAGCGCAGGCCGAACGGAATCCACTGGGCATAGCGCTTGCAGGCGATCTGCTGGCGCTGCAGATCCCAGTAATCAAAAGCCGTGTACGCCCCCCCCAATTCCAGCTGCATGCCAGTCACATCGAAGGTCTGGCTCGCCAGCAACCCCGTGTGGGTGGCGAATTCGATCTGGATCCCGTTGGCGGCATTGGCCGGCAGCGCGACCGCTGCCGAAAAATTGGCGTCCGAAGATGTGATCGTGAAGCTGCCGGAGGCGATCGCCGTGGTGGCGCCGAAGTTGTCGGCCGCGTTCGCGTACACAACGGACCAGTCCACCTGGGTAATCGAGGAGCTTTTCAGGTGGGCGGCGATCGTCACCGTCTGGCCGGCATAGTCGGCGATCTGGTTCGATTCGATGCGGTGCCCATGCACCACCGCGGTGTTGCTCGCCGCGCCGGTATAGCGGGCCATCTTCTGGAAACCGCTGGGCCCGGCGATCTGCTGCACCGTCGCGTTGGCGCCGGTGGCGCGGGCATACATCCGGTCCACGTTATAGGTGTTGCTCGAGGTGACGACGGCGGCCGCGGTCTCGTTGCGCGAATCCACGCGCATGTCGCCGTTGATGACGCGATTCTTGAAGCTCTGCGGCACAACGGACGATTGGCGTCCCACGGTGAAGAAGCCCGCGGCATCGCACCAGACCCGGCAGCTCTGGGTGGGCAGGAGCGAGATCGTGGTGGCGCCGTCCACCTGTTCGCTGGCGTTCGGGTCGAAAACAATGGTGCCGCTGCCAACGTTGGCCACGTCGAACCAGAAGCCGTCGCCCAGGGTCGCCGCCGCCGTGGCCGTCGCGGTGAAACTGCCGGTGCATTTGAACAGCTTGCCGAAGTCGCCCACGCCCACATTGAAGCCCGCGCTCTTGGCGATCGCGAAGACCTCGGTGAGCGAGCCACGCACCACCCAGCCGGAATTGGCGGCGTTGCGCTGCTTCATCAGGTTGTTGCCCGTGTCCGCCCAGCTTCGATAGGCGCCGATCGCGCCCGGGTCACCGCTGCCGCTTTCGTAGGTGGCAATTGTGTCCAGCGCCAGGTTGATGTCCTGCGCCATCGTCAAGCCGCTGACGGTGCCGACGACTGGTACTGCGGTCGCGTTCTGACTCATTTAATACCCCTGTGAAATCCAGTTGATGTTCCGGGCCACGCCCACGCCCGCGTTGAAAATTTGCACCGTGAAGCCGGCCACCGAATCAGCGGTGACCACCGCGTCATCGCCCTGCACCGCGCTCAGGATCGTGATCTGCAGGTTCGGCTTGACCTGGCTGTTCGGGCCGCCGTTGAAGGCCGGCGAGTAGGTCACCGTCATGCCGCCGGCCGCCACGGCGACGCCGGACTGGCTCTCCACGCGGTCCGGAACGTCCACGGCGAACTTGAAGGCCGACAGGATCGGCGTCACCTGCGGATCGCTCGATGCGAGCAGGATCTGGGCGTCGAAGTACTGGCCCACGTAATCGCCCGGCGTGTAGTTCTGCCAGGCCCCGTACACGCCGCCGCCCTGCGCGATGCGTATCTGCGGGGTCGCCGAGACCTTGGCGCCAAGCGCTGCCCCGAGAAAATCGGTCACGCCCAGGAAATCCGCCAGTGCGAGCGCGTTGTCGAAGATCGACTGGCCGGAGATCGCGTAGACGATGTTGATGCCGCAGGCCACCGGCCGGCCGACATTGATGCGATGGCCGGCCGGAATCTGGTAGCCGCCCGTCTGTCCGATGCCGCCATTCCACAGGATGCTCGCGGTCCCAAGCATGTCCGCCAGACCCAGGAAGTTGTTCACCGCATCGAGCTGCAGATTGGCGCCGACCTTGATGGCGTAGGGCGTCAGCGTGCCGCCCCACCCTGCCGCTGCCTCATCCCAGCTCGCCACCACGTTGGCCACCAGCACCGAGCCGGAAATCGAGATGCTCTGCCAGGCGGTGGAATAAACGTCCGTCCCGTCGGGCGTCAGGTAGTGCGCCGCGACCCAGTAGGTGCCGTCGCCCACGCCGCGAAATTCGGTGGTCGGCACGCGGCCCAGCACCACGCCGGCGGCCGCACTGGAGCCCAGCCGGACCTCATAATCGACCGTGCGGAAATCCGTGATGCCGGTCCAGGCGATCACCGTGTTGCCGCCGACGAACCTGCTGGTGAGCGCGGAGACGTTAGCCAGCGGTGTCAGCAGCGCGGTGCCCTTGAAGGTGTACTGGTACGCCTGCACGTCGGACAGGTTTTGCGCCGCCCCGCCGTAGATGTTGAAGCTGATGAACTTGACGAAGATCGAGGTGCCGACCCGGTCCGAGGTATATGGAAACTTGAACACCGCGTCGTCCAGGCGCGCGAATATGGTGCCGGCGGCGTGCGCGCCGATCGGCGTGTTGTATTGCCCGCGGCGCAGGTAGCCCAGGTTGTACTTGCCGGTGGCCACCAGGGTGCTGTCGCGATAGGAGATGAACTCTCCGTCCGCGTAGCACAGCGTGTTGTTGTTGTCAGCGTCCTGCTGGGTGCCACCGAGCAGCTGCCCATGGGACGCCGCGATGTCCACCTGCAGGGTGCTGGTGGTGTCCGGATCGGCCACCAGCGGAAGCGCGGCGCGCAAGGTGCCGTGCCGCGCGTTGCCGTGCACCACGCCCACGCGGCGATAGGTGCTGCCGCTCTCGCTGACCCAGATCTCCGCGCCGCCCCAGAACGTGGAGACGCCGGAGACCGCGGCCCACAGCTCCAGCCCGGAAGTGGTGAGCACCACAGGCGCCTCGATGAAGGCCGGCGCATTGACATTGCCCGGCGCGCCGTTGAAGTTGGCCGCATAGCCGCTGCCCCCCTGGCGCGGGTATTGCACGGCGGCGGAGACGCCGGCGGGATAGTCCTCGGCCGTAATGGTCAGGTCGCCGTTTTCGTCCTCCTCCACGCCGGTGATGCGCACCGGCACGTTGCTCAGGCCATTGTCGGACTGCGACTCGGTCAGGGTGAGCAGGTCCATCGGCTCCAGGCGGCAATACTTCCAGCCCAGCTTGAAGGTGTAGGTGTTGCGCACGCTGATCACCCGCTGCAGCAGAAGCTGGGCGACCAGCTGGGCGATGGCCGGATCGCATATCTCGTGCAGCTCCACGGGCTGCATCGGGCGCAGGCCGTAGAATTCGATCGAGGCCTGGTCCTTGGCCTCCGCGATCTCCTCGTTATAGGCGTTGGCGCGGTTGTAGAACTTGACCTGCACCTGGTTGTAGGCGTCCGCCGGATCGGCGCGGGTGACGGTGACCGGATCGTTGTCGCCTTCGCTCAGGAAATCATCGTCCGTGAGCGCGTACACCGCGGTGGCGTTGGGCGTGAAGGTGACGCCGTTGCCGTTGGCCCCCATGTCCGAGTACGGCACGAACTTGAGCAGGCTTTCGCTGTAGAACATGCCGCAGTTGGCGATCTGCGCCAGCGTGGTCAGATAGTCGCTGGCGGCCTTCTGTTCGGTCCAGGCCGGGCTGACGAACACGCCGTTGGCCACGCAATAGTTGGACAGCGCGGTCAGGTCACCGATGCGGCCGGAGGCGTAGCCCACCCCGTAATTCGCATTGGTCAGGAAGTCGACAATCACGTCCTTCGGGTTGGCGTCGCGGATCGTGGCGCTGAAGGCGAAGGTGCTGTCGACCTCGAAATTGTGGTTCGGCATCGAGGCCGACTCGCCCAGGTCGTACGAGCCGCTGGCCACGTAGGCCACCCCGCGGTAGCCCAGCGCCTTTTGCGGGTGATAGGTGGTCCAGTAGCCGAAGGGCACCTGGCTGTAGCGCCCGTCATAGGTCGACAGGTTCAGCGAGCCGGGTTTGGTGTAGGACTTGTCCACCCAGGCGTTGGGGATGTCGAACACCTGCCCCTCGCACAGCCCCATGATCACCGCGGTGGTGTAGGTGTAGGTGGTGTTGGTCGAACCGCCGCCGCCACCGCCGCCGCCCTTGCCACCGCCGCCCCCGCCGCCGCTGCTCTCGGTGTGCGGGATGGCGGTGAAATCGTCGTAATCGATCAGGTTGGCCGCGACGCGCGCCAGGCCCCACACCAGCGGGATCGGGCGCCCGTAGGCCGACGTCTGCACCCGGAACGAGGAAACGATGGGCGCGGAAGTGTCGACGGCGCCGGAATTGCCGCCGCCACCAAATAGGCCGCTCATGCTCTAGCCCCAGACCGAGAAGAAGCGCACCTTGCGATCGCGCACCGCCAGCGCGCCGATGGTGGCGTCCCCCAGCACCACGCCGCGCTCCTTGGCGAAAGCGTGGATGACCTGCGGCCAGTCGACCACGATGGCCGCGTGCGAGTAGCACAGGCCGAAGCGAAACAGCGCGACGTCGCCGGGGCCCGGCGCGTCGACCTCGTGCGCGTATTGCTCCAGGCCGCCGAGATACAGTTCGTCGGTGCGATGCAGCATCCAGTCGCGCGGATAGGGCGCGGGCTCGACGTGCTCGATGATGCCCGCGGCCTCGTACACCTCCGCCAGCAGCATCAGGCAGTCCACGCCCGCGCCCTTGACGCGGCCGCGGTGGTGATAAGGCGTGCCCAGCCAGCCGCGCGCCTGGTCGAGCACCCGGGCGCGCTGCTCTTCTACCGTGCCGTCTCCGGCGCCGGCACGAAGGGAAAGCCCCGGAAGTTCGGTAGATTGCTGAAGCGGTTCTGACATGTGGTGGTCGACTTGTCGCAGCCGGCATAGGCGGTGAACGTGTCGCCTATTCCCGGTGGGTTGAGCAATGGACGCATCAGCTGCAGCGCCCCGGTGGTGTACTTTTTGACGGACCTGCTGACCCCGACGTTGACGCCCGAGGTGAAGGTGATCGTGCCCAGCGTGAAATAGTCGTCAACCTGGCCCAGGCCGCACTTGACAAGGCCCGCGGTGCTGCCAGAGGTGGCCGTGGTGGCCGTGCCGAAGCTGGCCTTGATGGCGGTGCACCCGGCGTCGTACAGGGTGTGCAGGCAGCCCGGCTGGTACAGGTTGCGCGGCATCTGCACGTTGAGCAGGTCCAGGTCGCTCTTGATCTGGATCTTGGCGGTGGTGCGCCCGACTTCCAGATCGGCCACGCGTCCCTCGAAAAGCCAGATCGTCCCGGCCGGCGCCTGGCCCCAGGCGGACATGAACGCGCGCTCGAGCTTGACGCGCGCGCCGTCCAGGCCGCCCGAGCGACATACCGATAGCCAGGGCGCACCGCCAAGCAGATGCTGCGACTGCGCGGTGACCTCCAGGTCCAGGGTGTCGACCTCCACGCCGATCACGCAGCGGATCTTGCTGCGCGACAACACCGGGCCCTTGGAACTGAAGGTGCTGCTGTTCCACGGAATATCCACGTCTGCGCTGGTGTAGCGCGCCACCGTACCGCCGGCCAGCGTGATCGTGTACAGATCGGCCATCACGTACTGTTGACCGCTGGAATTGAGCAGAGCGATCAGTCCGCCGCTGGCGGCCTTCAAACCTTATTCCCCGGCGCGCCGATGAATTCGAGCTTTTTCAGCTCCCACAGGCGCTGCATGAACTGGCTGAAGCCGGCCATGTCCTGCAGGAAGCGGACGCGGAAGTAGTAGCTGCCCGACCAGGTGAGCACGTGCCCGGCCACCGGCGGCGTGGTGAAGGTCACCAGACCCGTGGCGCTGACGCTGTAGTTCGCGCCAGACACCGTAGAGCCGTTGTCCTTGATGTTGCCCACCGCGCCGTTCAGGTTCTGCACCGGCTCGACGAACGTGAAGCCGCCGGCGCCGAGCGCGCGCACGAGTTGGAACGCCACCGTGGTGCCGTCGCCGACGCCGAACTGCATGTCGGTCACCGAGCTGTCGTCCGGATCGGTGTACAGGAACGAATCGAACTGCCCCCCGCGCGCCAGGAAGAAGCCCATCAGCTTCTGCAGCTCCAGGGTCACAAGATCGGTGCGCAGCACCTCGTAGGCCAGCGAGAACGTCCACAGATCGGAAGAGCA